CCTAGGAACCCTAGACGACCATCAACACCACCCGTGTTCGCATTCGACCCATTGATCCGCAGGTCCTTGAACAGAACGTTACCGACATTCTTCCCCTTGATGAAGTCGGTGTTGATCGTTACTGTTTCAGTGTTGACAAGCGACGCAATCTCGAAGTCAGCGCCACTACCGAGGCTGCGCTCTTTGATCCCGATTGTCATTGTCGTATTCGATACAGGCTCGTAAGCCTTCACGAAGAACGGCGGATTAGCAGTATTCGAGTAGAAGAACTGAGCAGCAGTATCGAACTTCGGACCAATATGTGTAGTGTTTGCTCCGGCAAGTACACCAGTGACCTGGTAGTGGTTGATTGAACCCACTACTGCGGTACTTACGCCTGCTGAGATAGTTGAGATGTTGCTTGGTGCAGTATTTGAATCAACATTGAGAAGAATGAAACCGCTTGCACCACTCTGCTGAACGAATACAACAGGAGCACTATAGACTGTCTGGTTCAGTGTGTTCTTAACTGAAACCATCTGACCAACTTGGAATGTAGTGTTCGCGCTGATGAACGCTACGTTGGCAAGTGGCTGGTAAACTGTCTCAAGTGGACGGAACGTAGTCGGTAGAACCGTGTTCGCTGTGTACACACGGTCACTAACGAAAACAGTAGAGTTCGAAGCGAAACCATAACCACCATCACGGAGAGTAAACACGACCTTACCGGTTGCGTTCTCGATCTCGGTAACACGCGCAAGACCACCAAGACCCAGTGACGACTCGATCTCAATCAAGTCTCCGATCTCGTTGTCCTTACCGCCGTTCAAAATATCAATCGACGTCAGTGATCCGACAATGGTTGGGACATCGTTCAGGATACCGTTAGTTGAGATCGGCTCACCGAACTGGAAACGACCACGGACCCGGCTAAGGAACAGGATGTTGCAGATCTTACCGGTAACGTTGTTTTGAACGAAACTGTCGACTACTGCAGTTGCGCCACTGCGTGCACCGACAATCGTCTTACCAACATACTCACGGTTCTTGCTGTTGGTCGATACTTCAATATACTGAGGGATCTTGTACTTGCCATCGGAAGGACGGAGCAAGTCACGTCCCGGGTAGTACATGTCGATGTTCTCTTTGAAGAACAGACGGAAGAATAGACGAGCACCTTCCTGAGTGCCCTTGGTGTTGTATAGTGTGACCGCGTTCTTGACTAGCTGACGGAGATCAGCATCCTTGCTGTCAATGTCAACGAGGAACTGGTTACGGAATCGAACAAGGAACTGATCAAGCGTATGATCGATATCGCGATACTGTAGTTGGTTGCGCTGGAAGTTCAGCGCACCTTGTGTTTCCATCCACTCGTAGTAACTCTTTACGAACAGAACGAATGCTTCGCCCTCTTCGCGATAGAATGCCGGGAATTGGCTTTCGATTAGGTTCGAAAGAGTTTCAATGTTAAGATGCATTTACAGTTACGTCTGATGAGATGATGTCAAGGAGAACGTTGTTCTTAGTAGTAACGATGCTATTCGCAGGACGTGCAATCAGCTTGATACCAGGACCGAAGTATGCACTGACAATGAAGCTGTTGATTGATACAGTTCCGTTGTCGTAGTCGATAGTACCGACCTTGCGGATGTTAGTTGCAACTTCATTAACCGTTGCTACGATCCAGACATCATTGTCAATGTTTTCAAGACGGCACGACTGTCCGCGATAAGTGAACAGAGACGAAAGCAGGCTGCGGTCATATGCGGTACTGTTGCGGCTGATAGGATTCTGGAAGTCAACATTGATACCGACTCCCTCCTTCTCAGGCGGAGTGTACACCTTTGCCATGCGAACATCGACGGACGAGAAGTTGACAACAGGGTTGCTGTCGATCAGCGAGATCAGTTTACTGATGCGAAGCGAACTATTGAACCCACTACCGTTGACATTGACGAAGTTTAGGATCGCATCTAGGATCGTCGACTCGACGTCACGCTGAGTTGCAGTAGTTCCGCTACGATTGTAGTTGATCTTTGCGTTGATCTGGAGGTACGTGTATTCTGGCTCGACAATCATCGGCTCGATACCGATTGGTGTCTTTGTACGGAGGAACTCTGTGATCTCTAGCTTACGGCTATCGGTCATGTAGTCATCACCGACAAGATCAATAGCTACAAACACGCGTCCGTACTGCGGAGGACTTACATTCTCACCACCGTACGCTGCAACGTGCTGAACACCAGGGAACTGAATCTTGATCAGAGACTCATAGTCATCCGGCGTAATAGCACGATTCTGCGTCTGGAAGTGGCGAGGAGCGTTGAACTTGATACTATCGAGCGTCTCTGGTTCAGTACCACCAGTGCTCGACAGTAGTGTCGTTACTGTGACGTTGTTGAATACACCAACAGGCGCATCAATGGTGAACGTCTGAGCGAAGTTGCCTTCTGAGCCGGCAGTGACGCGGTACTCAGCGAAGATCGTGCTTCCGACAACGGGAACGTAGCTTGATGTACCGTCACCGAACACAACTGCGTATCTACCACCGTAAGCAGCTTCAACGAAGTAACCAGGCTCGTCAACAGCTCCGTCGATTAGGCTCTTACGACGTACTGCAACAATAGGCTCTACCGACCCAGGTGTAAGAATGTAAACAGTTAGTGACGCAAGGTCAATGTTCGTGTTGCTGATAGTGAACTGCTTGAATGCCTCGTCGAATGTGAACGACTCAGAGACGTACTGCCCCTCGTGGACTTCAAGCTGGGCACGGAACCTTGAACCATTGTCAACGAACTGACGATTGACAACTACCGTCTCATCAGTGACGAATGTCAGCGACTCTGTACCGACACGCGACGAGAACGTAGTGCCCTTCGGGATGACTACTGACTCGATGTTCGAAGTATTGTCAGACAGCGACTCAAGATCAACCTGGATCAGCGCACGAGCACTAATCGCGCTACGAGGAACGTAGTTCAACTCCTTAGCGTGGGATACAATTGAGTCTTGCTTGATCGCGCTATCAATGAACATCTCGTTGAACACCATGTTGGTGTAGAACGCATTGTAGTGAGCATTGTAGGCGAGGACGTCGAGAAGTACCGACCAGTTCGATCCCTCGAAGTTATAGTCCTTGAACTGCGGCTTCGCCTTCAAGAACGCCTTGAGGTTACCTTTGATCTCCTCAAAGTCTAGTGCGGATACGACTTGTGACATTATCGCGTTCTCGTAAGGAATAGCTGCAGGGAAACTTGATCAGGGATATTTATGATGTTGAACAGCAACGAGATATCGTACCCGTCCTCCGTTGCCATTGGAGTTACGAGTACTTCGTTGATCTTGATCCGTGGTTCCCAGCTCTCTAGTGTGTTCTCGATCTGATCACGGATGCTGGTAGCAGTGATCGGAGAGACGTGCTCGAACAGGAACTGTGACAGTGACGCTCCCTTGTCGGGATTCATCAAGCGCTCGCCACGGTTTGTGAGCAACAGGTTACGGACGGCATTCTTAACCGCCTCGATCTGAGTCAGACGTCCGAGATCCCCTGTACCGGGAATGACGAACATATTGTTAGTGAAATCGCTATAGCCTGCCATTTACCTGCCGTCTCGCACTGCGAGACTACTTATGCAGGTTCTTGGACACGCTTCCGGAGCTTGACTACCTCAGTGATCAGTTCGACTGAGGCATCTACGAGTATCCGATCCTTCGACACATAGAACGTCAGATCGCGGTAACCTCGTATGCGGCACAGCTCCAGTGCCATCTCTTTGTCGATTTCCAGCTTCATCGCGCATGATCCCTCCATTAGGTTGGGACACATACGCAAAAGAACACCTCGCCTTTATAGACGAGGTGCACACGGGTGTCAACGATTATGTTAGACGTAGATGTCGCCATTCTGCGGGAGACCCGCGTAGAAGTTGTACGTACGTACCAGCTTTGCAGGATCGATGTCTGGTTGCGGTCCGGTAAGGTTCTGAGCTAGCTGAGCCATCGCCGTATCCGCTGCAACCTTCTGGTCTGCAGGGAGAAGGAACCGTACCATAACCATCATCCGAGCGAACATGATCTTGTCGCCCTTAGCAGGGTCAGATCCAGCACTTGCTGCCTCGATCAGTTCGCGGATACGTGATTCGAGCTCCGTGATCGTCACGTCACGGGCAGCAATCAGTGTCTGAAGCTCACGGACAAGAACACGTGCAGCGGAAAGTGCAATCTCCAGCGAGATCACCTGGTCACGGAACGATACGTTCTCCGCAATAGCAGCATCCGCAACAGCCTTTAGTGCGAATGGATCGGCCGTTAGTGCGAACAGAACCTGCTTGCCGAGATCGGTAAGTGTAAACGTGATAGGCGTTGCAGGATGAACAGCATCCGAAGTTGCCAGTCCACGACTGATAAGCGCCTTACCAGAGACCCACTGAGTGTAGGTCGTCGTTACAATCTGGGACTTCTTGATCAGCGTCTTCTGCGCTGCACTCATTCCCGCGATAATCTTACTGATCTCAGCAAACGTGGCCATGTTATCCC